ATGCCTGAGTTCGTGTAAGATATTCATGGCGATCACGTTCTACTATATAAAGATGGTAACCCAACATCACCAGACAATTGTGATGCAGTACACGCAAGTTGTAATTTAAGAAAATAAATACTTGACATTCTCTGTTTAGTATGTTACTATATAAAAACAATGCGGAATTAGTATAATGATTACGTTAGGTGTCCAACCTAAAGATGGAGGTTCAAGTCCTCTGTTCCGCTCCAATCTCTCTCTACCCCTCTTCGGAGGGGTTTTTATTGCCCATAAAAAAAGGGACTCCGAAGAGTCCCTCTAAAATGTGGTGAGTTAACCTCACTCTTATTTTTATACCAATTTCTAGGTTAAGATGTTAGTAACCTTGAAGATGCGGTAGTACTGGTTAGTCTTAGCAGTTGCAAGACCGTCAGTAGGTGTAGAACCCACAAATGGGTTAGACGCCATACCATAACGAGTTTTGAACCCGATACGTGGTTGGAAGTCATCTTCACCAACTGCTTTAACCATTTGTAATGGTACATATGGGCAGTAGAATACACCTGAGTCATATGGGTTAGTACCCTTATAACCTACAGTTACGTAGTCAGTGCTTGCATATGGGTCGATGTATACTTTGATGCGACCGTTAAGTAGACCAGCAAAAGTATTACCAGTGTCATCTACTTGTAGGTTGTTCGCAAGAGCAGGACTATAGTCCAAAGAACCAGCAGCAGCAAGTGCAGTTGCAACATCTGAAGAACAGATGATTACGTTACCTTTACCACGGCGAGTTTCTTTAGCGATAGTGTTTGCTTCACGATCAATCTGTACACCAAGACCTTTGAACTTCTCAGCACTCCAACGACCATCTGTATCAGATGACATATTGAAAACACCTTTAGCAGTAACGTTTGCTTGTTGAGCACCAGTCTTCGCTTGAGAGTTGATAGTACGGATAACTTCACGGTTGATTTCCGCAAGAATTTCAGTACTAAGAATGTTCGCAAGTTCAGTTTCAGCGTCAAGACCGTGAATTGCTTTAAGGTCTTGTGCAAGTTCTAGAGTGTACTCTGCTTTCAACGCACGTGATTTAGCAGTAACAGTTTGACGTTCGATTGTGAAACCCATCTCACCGAATGAAGAACCACCAGTACGACCAAGTGCTTCAGCATCAGCAGTAGGCATACCACCAGCAGTAAGGTTAGAAAGTCTAGTACCTTGTGAATCAACTCCATTCCAACCAGACGCATTGTCTGAATCGTGAGTACCAGAACTGTCACCAGAGAAACGAGTCTCTGCTTCGTTGAACAATGCTTCACGGTTAGAAGTAGAACCACCTTTGTAGCGTGACTTCATAGCGAAGATCAAACCAGTTGGGCCATTCATAGGTTGAACACCACACACATCATAAGCGATGAGGTTAGGCATTGCACGGCGTACTAATGAGATTAGTACTGGGTCAAAGTTGTTAACTGAACCAGTTGCGTTTGCAGGAGCAGCAGCGTTTTCAGTCATGAAACCTTGAGAAGCAGAACGTTCTTCTGAGATTGCTTTCTCTTGGTTTTCTAGGATTGCAGCGGTAACTGCACGGCGGTGATTGTCTTGAATCACGCCAGCAGACTCTTCGTTAAGAACTGGAGCCCACTTTTCGATTAAATTATCGTAAGATTGCATTTGGATATTCCTTATTAATTATCTTTTAGGTGTTGTTTTGCGAATAGTTTGAAGATATTGTTCCATTACAGAAGATACTTCAACAGTACTGTCAGCGTCTTCTATAATTGATTCTACTTCTTCACTACTTGCGACTTCTTTGGCGAAGTGTGACTCGATGATTGTTTGGACTTTAGATTCGAAAGAATCATCAAAATCAAAACCTTCAACAAGTGACTTCAATTTAACTACTTGAGTTTCTGCAAGGTCACGTGACGCTTCTCTGATAACAGATTCACGTTTGTAATCTTCCAACTCAGCAGCAGTTTCGATTACTCTCTGAGTGCTTTCGTTGAGTTTAGTTTCTAACTCTTCGACAGACTCAGCAAGTTCGTCAACTAGGTCTACCTTAGACTCTGGTACGTCAATGTAAGACTCTGAGAACAGGTCTTTCATTTTGTCCATGAAAGTTTCAGCGATTTCAGTACGGAGACCGTTCTGAATTGCAACTTGATTACTTTCCATCCAAGATTCAACTACATAATTCAGGTAGCTGTCTACTTTCTCTACAAGGTCTGCTTTAGTAGAAGATACTTCTTCTGCTAATTCTTCCTTATACTGCGTTTCTAAACGATCAACTTCTTCTGACAATTTAGATTTTACAGCTGACTCAAAAATTACTGCGGTTTTTGCCTTAAACTCATCACTGAGAGTGGCTTCAGACTCGACTAATGCATCTAGTTCAGCAGCAGTGTCAACACTTGTTTCAGCGATGACTTCATCTGTACCCATATCTACTGATTCTTCAACACCACAAACTGCCTCGTAAGCAGACTGAATATCCGCCTTCTTACCTTTCAACAGTTGAGCATTGATTGCACTAACCATACCCGCTTTAGTTTTTGGAGCAGGAGCTTTCTTAACGGCGTCAGCTGCTTTCTTTACAGATGCGATAGACTCGTCTTCGCCTTCTGTACCTTCTACAACTTCGGTCGTTTCTTCGAGAGTTTCTTCCACAATGTCGTTAATTTCTTCATCGTGAAGTTCAACTTCGACTTTATTTTCTTCAGTCATTATTGACTCCTTACATATTAGATTTGATTAACGAGAGGAAATTTTTGAACTCTCGAACACTTGTCTCATATAAGACAGTTTTCGGAGCGTTTTTAATTTCAGTCTCCATTTCTTCAATTACTTGAGGTTTCAAAACACCGTTATTCCAAACCCAGTCTACACCTTCCATTATACCATTAACGAAAGCTTCAGGTGCGCTAGGGTCTTGTACAATGTCAACAGTACTAAGAATAAAGTCGTCTTTAACGACCATTGCGCCATTTTGTCTCTCAAGACTACCCATACCACGAGTTGACACACCTAGTTGAACACCACCATCAAGAAGACCTTTAACAATCTTACCCATCGGAGTATCCAATATTTGTGCCTTTCCAACCACATCATTTCCCTCAAACTTGAGGTCTGTGATGAGATGTGAAACTTTATCCAAGTTAACAGTCGGCCCTTCGGGGTGATTCAACTCACCTACGGCACGTTTCTGACTAACTTGTTCTTGAACGTACTTGTCTACAGCTCTTTCCATAATTGCTTTAGGATAGACACGTCCGTTACGATTCTTCTTATCTGCCTGTGCGAAAACGCCTTCGATGACGTAGTTCTTCTCGCCATTCTCTTTCTTTTCAACAAGACAGGATAGAGTATTATTATCCGTAAATTCTGTAATTAACTTCATTAGGTCAATTCCTCTATTACTTTTTTTGCAGATTTCTCTGCATCCTTTTGTGACTTGAAGGCGTCTAACTTGTCACCATCAATATATACCACAAAAGGTAGAGTCCCCTTCTCCTTTACAATGAGAACAGGGATACGTTTAATCTTCTTATCAAAGACTACTTCACCTTTCGGTTTCTTTTTTATTTCGGACAGTATTTCTTTATAAGATTTCATAGTATTATTTATACAAATTAATATTTATAAAATTAATTATCTTTGTAGAAAACCCGCCTTTGCCGAAGGCGTTTTACCACCCTTAAACATATTGGGGTTGGTCGCTAGATGACTCGGTAACTTACCCTTCTTTATCAACTTATGTAGTACTTTCTGTAACTCGTGAGTGTCTACCCCAAGTTGTCTAGCGACCTTTGCGATTCCTGCCGCACCTTGTTTTGGATTCTTTTTTCTCCAATCAAGGTAGTAACGAATTGCTTTCTTATATAGCATACCCTTTACGCCAGGAATTTTCACTGCGATATCTGTCGGAATATTAATAGATTCCATGATTGCTTCATCAATGTCTTCATCAGTTAGAACTTCAATTAAATCAAATTCTTCTGTGAATGTCTTGAAACTAATCATCGGTTTCCTCTTCCTCTACTACTTCTTCCTCTTCCTCAACATCATCTAACTCAACTTCTTCATCTTCGATGTCTTCGATGTCATCGTCTTGGTCGTTGAAGATTGCTTGTGCAGTTGCAATACGTTGTGCTTCTAGTGCATCTGCCATCTTGTCTTGTATAAGACTATTGAAAGAACCTTCCGCATTATTCAAGTCACCATCAGTGATTTGATTTATTAGGTTTTCTACCGCAGTAGGTTCTACAACTTCTTGTTCTTGATTTTCTACTTCACTCATTATTATTCCTCATCTTCGTCTACAGTGGAATTTTCACCTTCGACTTGTTTTTTCATTTCTTCGATGTCCTCATCAGACATCATCATTACGTTCTTCATTGCCCACTCACGTGAGAAATACTCGCCCACATACTGTGATACCTGATCAAGAGTTTGCAGTCTGTTCTGCAATAGTTCTGCATCCTTTAACTCAGTAAAGTGGTTGTCTCTCTGGAAGTCTACTGTGATATATCCTTTCCAAGTCTCCCAATCCTGTTCGGTAATAATACCTTTTAGAATTAGTTGTTTCTTCAGAATACCACTAAACAATGCAGAGAATCTTCTACGAAGTCTGTCAATAAACTTCTGGAACTTAACTTCGTCCCTTCCGATTTCGGTTGACCTACCCAGAGAAAACTGTGATTCTTGTTCCAAACGAGATACAGGTACGTTCAACGCACGATACAATCTCTTCTGGAAGTAGATGATATCATCAATCTGACCAAGATTCTCACCGCCAGGCAGTGTACTTATCTCTGTGCCACGACCACCCTCTCTACGAGGTAACCAGAAGTCTTCCAACATAGACATATGTTTGCGGTCATCTTTTAGTTGACCAGTGTTCGAATCGTAGACAATCTTATTACGATAACGAGACATGATGTCCTTCATGTATGCTTCTGACTTATTGCGTGGCATATTACCCACGTCAATATAGAAGATTCTACGTTCGGGGGCACGTGCAAGACGATAGATTACAAGTGAATCTTCCATCATGCGTAATTGATTAATTGGTTTCAGTGCCTTATGTAGGTAGGACACAACCTGTTTCTTACTTGGGTCTAATAGACCACTAGAAACATATGAGATACTATCGGGAGAAAGTCTTACACCTTGATTGGTTCCTGCTTTCTCTTGATAGATATAAAATTCGTTGACCTTCTCGACAACCTTTGCGCCTGAGATAGGGTCTTTTTTATAGTTTACTTCTTTAACTTTACGAATCTTTGCAGCATCGATAGGTCGGATTTCTTGAATACCCGACTTTAGATTAGATTCGTTTACTACGAGGTGGTGATATACTCGACCATCTACATAGAATGAACGGAATATGTCATGACCGAGTTCTGTAAAGTTCATCATATTATAGATGTTGTTGAACTCTTCGACCATTTGTTTTTTGATATTTTCGGGAGCTTCTACTTTCTCTAGATTAAGTTCACATGAACCATCCATCTCAGAACCCACAATAGACTCGTTGACGATATCTTCTACGGCAGCATCAACTTCGGGATGTGTCGCAACACCACGATATTTGAGTACAAGTGCTTGGTTGTCTTTCGCCTTATTCCCTTCCATGTCAATGTACTGACCATAGTGAGAACCAGACGCTGTTACATAACCCGCACCATCATCATCGGTGGGAGCAACAATCGACCTTAACTTGTCTTTTTCTTTTGTTGGTTTTTCCTGACGTTTCAGTTCGAAACCAAATAATTTTATACCGCTATTATCGTTATCTGCCATATCTTACCTTCAAATTCCTTATTATAAAAGTGACAGAGGGATTTCTCCCCCTGCCCTTTTATGTATAACTAGATTAACTAGTGGTATCACTTTCCCAGTACTGGACTTGGAACTCAACCGTGAACTCTTCAATCACATCGTTTGTTTCATAGTTAACGTCAATTGCACTAACGTTAGTCGGGAAACATCCTCTGAAATTGTAGGTCTTAGTTGCATTACCTTCTCTATCTAATTGTTCAATAACCAAATCTGCCTGATAATCGATAGGATTAACCAGACCAGAGTTTGATTGATGTCCATTGATACCATTCATCCAGCGTTCCATAGCATTACGGATACTGAAATCGGTATCATTTAGAATAGTCACAGTCCAAGGTTCAAATGTACGGTCACCCGCCATTTTCAGTTGTCTACCACGGAAAGGTACATCGAATACGTTCATAATCGAAGCAGGTAACTGTGCAGCCTTACACAAGAAGGATGTAAGTTCTACATCACCACCCGCATAGCCTGGAAAGTTAACTGTCGCTTTGAACAGATTGGGACGAGCACCGCCCCCTCTTAATTTTGACTTAAAGTCATCTACACCTAATACAGCCATTTTTATTTCCCCTTATACCGTGCCAACTACTTCTTCAAAGTCCACACCAGTTCTAACTGCAACAAAGTTCAATGTTACGTAGTTAATAGAACGAGCGGGTTTGATGAAGATAGAAGCGATAAATTCATTACGATCAACCACAGCACCAGTGTTGTTTGTTTCATCACATACAACCTTAAAGTCTGTAATACCTCTTCGACCTTGAATCTCTCGCAAGAAAGGTTCCACAATGTTTACGAACTCTGCACGAGTAAACTCGTCATTGAACTCAAACATCACGTTACGTCCAGCGATTCCAATTGCTCTTTCGATACCAAGGAACAATCTACGTACATTGATACGATCAAATGCAGAAGGTCTTGATTCGGAAGTCTTATCACCATAAAGGATAATTCCTTCGCCTGGGATATTTGCGATTGGGTTAATACCTGCTTTGTACAGAGTATCTCTGTCCGACTTTACTGGTGAGAGAGCGATATCAGTTATACCAAGATAACGTCCTCGTCTACTACCAGCGGGTGAGAACCAAGGTGCAGCAACCAAGTCTGTCGCAGCCATCAGACCAGCGGTCGATGATGCAGCAGGGATTTTGATGTACTTGTCGTTATACTTATCATATACTTTCAAGAAGTTGTTATCTTGAATTAAGTATGATGATTTGGTATATTCTTTGTTACAAGCAACGACAGCAGCAGTAGTACCAAGAGTGATTGCAGCCTGAGATGGAGATGCGACCGCAACACAATCTTTACGAAGCGAACCAGCGGTTGCAACAAGATCATTCACGATGGTTTTTGCATCTATATCCGTTGAACCTAATGGAGCGATTAAGAAATCCACTTCGATATTATCTACATCTTCAAAATGGTCAAATCCACTTAGAATCGAACCTGTACTTAATGGGTCAGTATCAGTCGAACCACTGTGGAAATTCCACGTTTGTTGAGATGTACGACCAACTGGAGAACCAAAGTCTTTGGTGACTGCTGGGTTATTAACAGTACTATTCCAATTCGAAGCTGTATCACTGAATGTTGCAGAAGGGTCGCCTGCACTGTCACCACTAACTAGTGTTGAGTTATGCAGTTTTGCGCCAAAGTCAGCAGAATCTGCTGAACTAGCTGAGTGAGGAACACCAGCGTAAATCCACTGAGACCTTGTCTTCAATACTTCTTTGAAGTAGTTTGACGTGCCATCAGTGTTTTTAGCGTTCTTTGCAACAGAGAGGAATGGGAATGTTTCTAATACCGTTCCTTGAACACCAGTGATCGAACCTTCATTATCGTATACAACAACATGAAGTTCGTCATTTTTACCATTCAGAGATTCAACGTGTTTTGATGTGCCTGGAGCCTCATCAAATTGACTAGCGTAAGTCCAACTATTAAATGCTGAAGCTTTTGCAGATTGACTACCATCGAGAGCATCGGTTAGTGAACCGAAGATTGATACACCAAGAGAACTACCTAACTTGCCTGGGTATTTCGCAATGAATACACCATCAGATGAATCTACCGTGAGGGATTCAAAAGCATCCTCATTTTTGATCTGGTCTGCTGTCAGTGAACCAAGACTGTTGTGGTTACACAAAGCATTCTTGTCACTATCGGTTTCACGTACTACGTGAAGTGAGTTGGAGTAACGTAAAAAGTAAGCAGCAGAATGAAAATCTACTGTACTTGTTGAGTCGGGTGACGAAAAGGTGTTGACCAATCCATTCTCATCCGAGACTAGAGTGGGTACACCTACTGGGCCCCAACCGAACTTCCCTACAAATGCACCAGTAGAAGTTTGAACATTAGGCACTACGCCCGTAAGGTCAATTTCCTTTACTGTTACAGCAGGAGAAGCAGAGGGTGTGAAAAGTGCCATAACTTTATCCTTTTTTTCGTTTATCTAATTATAAGTTTTCATAATACGTTTATTTTCAATACTTTTATTTATAATAATAACTATTTATAGAAAACGCTTGACAATTCTTGTAATTACGTGTATAATCTAAGCTGTGTTTGGGGAGAGTTGAATACTACCATTCAGTACCACCTTCGAAGTTATGCCAACCTTTATGTTCCTCATCATCTACAATGTCATTCAATCCATTATCGATAAAACCAACTGGTGGTACATCATCATCAATTTCTTTCATTTTTCTTGCGAACATCATCTCTTTTAGATTGATGTCTGTCATATCGGCAAAGAATTGAGATGTAACAAAGTATCCGAACATAACCAGATTCATCATTAGATCATCGTGGTTACCATCAGATGCTTCGTATGACTGACCTTTTGAAGTGAAAGTTGATATCTCCATAATAGTATTCTCATCAACGATACTCAACTTCTTCTCTTCTAGGATATCCTTGATAGAAGAACAACCAAGTCTCTTGGTCTTCCTATTTATCTCGATACCAATTCTGTTCGCTTTGACTGCGGACTCCATATGAAGGTTCTCATACTCTAGGTCTTGATACAGTCCATTACATACAACTGTACCCTGATCATTGGATTCAACAACAACATATGCCTCATTGTAGAAATTTGCGTACTTATATATAACATTAGGAAAGAGTAAAGGAGATATAGTATTATTGCGATAGACAGCAACCTGTTTGAAAGGTCTCGTGCTAATGTCGATTACGTTAAACGTAGAATAATCCTGTCCTCTTCCTTTTGATACGTCCACCATCATAACATATTCATGTTCTTTCTGTGGGTTGTCATATATTAATAAGTCCCCCCCTTCACGATGAGTTGAAGGTTGTGCGGCACGAAAACCTAATAGTGTCTCGGCATTAATTAGGGTATCACCTGTCCCAAAGAAAGTATTACCAAATTCTTGGTCAAACTGTAATTGGGATGTATTACCTATCGTCTGTCTCTTCCACGCTTCATCTCTGCCAGGCACATCATACCAGTTCACTGTAAACGGAACAAAGTCATTTACCTTTTGTACCGCACCTTCCCATATCTTATGGAAGGTATTACCGATACCATTTGCGGTAGATGTAATGATTACCTTGGTGTCCTTACCCGCAGAGATTACTGGATAGGTAGAAGTGTAAAACTCATTTGCACGTTCAACAAACGCAAACTCATCTAGGAACAATAGGTTAACAGACATACCACGAATAGAACTACCAGAGGTAGATGCTGCAATGATACGAGAATTGTTACTAAATTCTATAGAACCTTTGTTGAGTGCTTTAGTGCCTGGCTGTAGGAAGAATGGAAGATTCTCTAACATCAACGTGACACGACCCAACATCTCTCTTGCGGTAGAACCTTTGTTAGCAAGTACGGCAATAACCTTCTCACTATGAAAGACCGCAAACCAGATTATGTATCCTACCGAACTGATAGATTTACCAGACTGTCTACACGCAAGTACGATAGAGAATCGATTGTTATTGAAGTGGTCGAACATCTTCTCTTGGTATGGATACAAGTTAAAGGGGACTAACCCATCGTCCAAAGAGATTACTTTTAGATAAGTTTGACAGAAGTATACAGGGTCTTGGGAACACTTGATGTATTCCTTGATCTCGTCTTCGGTAAAATTATGTTGAACTCCATCTCTCTTGACATTTATGTTGCCAAGATAGGTTTCATTCTTGTTCGGGTTCGACATCTATTACATCATCCACTTGTTTTTCATTATGTATAAGTCGTTGCAAATCTGTAGTTGTTCCTACAAATAGATTGTTGGTAGTATTACCACCAACTTGTTTTGGTTCATCATCCTTCTTAATGTCCTTGTGTTTCTTATTCAAGTCCATCAGTTTATCGGTGACATCTGCCATGTTCTTCATCATACCCGATAATACCTCAAAGGCACGAGGGTGTTCACTCTCACGTGCAACTTCGATCATCAAGTCCATACTCTCTCTACCCTTCTCAATTATATCATGATAGGTGTCACGAGAGGTAGTATAGTCATCCTTGATATTTTTATCGTTGTTTTTATCACTCATTAAGCGCTATCCAAATTAGTTACCAAGAATCCATAATCACTATCAGCGGTTACTGTAGAGGGAGTTGGTACAGTCTTTAATGTATTTAGGTATACGTCACTGTCCGCCAATCCACCTTCCATCAAGAAGAAATTGTTACGAACGTCACGAATAATGTCACCAGTACCTTCGGGCCCATATAACGCAATCTTCATATCAAAGTCTAATGTATATATGATAGTTCTACGTTGTTCAATCGCACCCTCATAGTCATCAGAGAAGGCAGTACCAGTCAAAGAGATGGGTACATCTTCGGTCAGACTTGGAATATCTGCGAAAGGTTTTATTGTCGCAGTGTACTGTGGAGCAAAGTATGGTAGAATCTGTTCAACAATCTGTAGTGCATCATCCTGTGACTTTGCATATATGTTGAGTGAAAATGTGATATTATATGGTGTCGCAGTATAAATTTTCTGACGTTTGGTTATCTCATTAGACGTTTTGGATATGTTATTGACCTTGGGTAACTGTCTGGTCGGGTCATATGCCATACTCGTAATCTCGAAAGACATACGAGGAAGTTTCATTGCGACTCTACGTTCTGCATCTTCGCCAGATTTCATCTCTTCTAGTCGGGAGATGAAGTTTCTCTTGGGTGCATATGCTAGAGGTACTTTTACTTGAGATATAGTCTGTCCCGCATTGTTATGTCTCAATACGTGGATGTTATTAAACAATGAACCGAATACCGATACCGCAGTTCTTACTCGTTTATGATAAAACCATGTTCCAAACATTATAAGTCTCCAAACGGATTTGATTCTGAGAAGTCAAGGAAGTCACTCTCGAAGTCATCAAAGATTTTATTCTGTGCATCTTGTTGAATCTCTTGTAGTTCTTGTACAAGTGTCGGTGTTGTTATTGTACCAGAAGACTCTCCTCTCACTGACACACCTGTAACAAATGTATGGTACTTACCATCAGTTGCACCAGCGTGTGCGAGTTTAACTGTTTTAGTGTCTCGTGTGAATCCAGTCACTTCACCCTTCATTGCGAAAGTATCAAAGTCTTGTCTAATAGTTTCACCGACTGTATAACCACCACCAGCAGAATCCAAAGTTAACTGATATTGGAATGCACTTTCGCCTTCTACTGCATCAATAACTGCAATGTCGGTATCCAAGTCCTCATCATTGTACTCGAACAACTCACATTGCATTCTGAATGTGGGTAGATTACTCATCTGGTAGAAAGGTGTTTCGGTCTCTACCTTACGAATTTCAAACAAAGATTCGGATAGTGTCAAGTAAATTAGATCACCCTCACGAGGACGGAAATTGCTCTCGGTGAGTTTATTACCGATTAACTTCTTCCATCTCTTTCTTGAAACAATAAAGTTCGCTTGGTCTCTTAATTCGATACCAAACTTAGTAAACAAGTCACCCTCACCATCAAACGCCTCGGTGTTTTCGATGTACATTTCTACTTTATACGCTTGACCGAATCGTGACGGTACGTCATCAAGAAAGACAGAATCTTTATTGACGATTTCTCGTGGAAGGTAATATACATCCTGTCCATACATCTGGAGGGCTTCAATTATGATGTCCTCATAGACTGTCTGTTCAGAACGAACACCTTGTTTGAAGTATGGGTTCGTTGCCATTATGTTATCCTACAAAGAAGTCTGGTGGAGTGTCGTATTCATTATATAGACGTTGACGTGTAGTCTCAATCTCTTGTTTTGCATCTTCTAATATCTGTCTACCATTCAACTGTATGCCACCAGGCAGTGTCATCCCATCAAATTTAACGAGGTTCTGTCCCCACTGTTCTTTGATGAGTGAAGTCGCATATTCTTTTAGGAAGGTGTTGTCCCAGACTTTACCTGAACCATCACCATCACGACCGACCCATGCTTCCATTAGAATCCTGTCACCCACTTTTAGGTCACCATCCGCATTAAGGTCACCAAAGATTTCTAGTGATGCGCCATATCGGTCGAACTGAATCTGTGGAGTACCATTTAGTTTCATATCAAGAAGTGACACATACTGTTGCATCTGTTCAAAGTACTGAATACCTTGCATTCCAGAAGTTAGGTCATACATATCATTGAGTCGCATTTGATACTGAACATCAAACATACCAGAACCAGATGCTGAACTGTTGATCGGCAATACACGAATTACACTAAGTATATGTGATTCCGAGAGTGCGCCACCCAAGTCAGTACTGAAATCAATCTTACCAGCAGCGATCATGTCACTGGTAATAGTTATGGGATGGTATATTCGATAACTACCCTCACCAGTATATTCCATGAACATTCTGAGTGCATCATTGACACGGTCTTCGATCTGGTCATCATCCACATTTATTTCAATTACAGGATGTCCCAGTTTACGTAGACAGTAGTCTATGAAATCGTTTCGATTACTTGTTGCTTTATATGTTGACATTATACCTATTTATCCTTAGTTTAACAACGACCCTGCATTGTTATATACATTAATTCTGTAGTGTGAACCCTGTTGTCCATCCAGAGTATCTGCATTCAGACCAGAACCATTAGAGTCCACTGTCTTCAATAGGGTTAGTATTTCTGCGGCAGTCTGGTCTGCGGTTGCATTTGATTCAATGGTATCTAACTTAGTGCCATCCGAATCAACATTACGACCCTGAATTGTTCCATCGGTGGTAATATTTCCACCAACAAATAGTGTTGTACCATTCACTAGTGCCAACTGAGTCGAGTACAGTCTCGCAACTGTGGTGTCAACACCCGCCTTAATAGTATTAAATTCTAAAGCACCATCTTCCGTACCATCGGTCTTGTCAATAATCTTACCCAAAACCGTTGCATAAACTACATCTTCAGCTGCGGAGTTCTTACCCTTAAACTTCGCTTGTCCGAGGAAATCGTCATCAGCAGGAGATGAAGAGTTTCTTGTAAAAGTGAATGTGGGAGAAGCTGCTGCACCATCACCACTTCCTATAAGATTAATAAGTGCCGAAGTACTAGAAGTATTAAGTGTCAACGTACCACTAGTGAGGTTTATATTACCTGTACCAGTGATGTTATTACTATTGAGATCGAGGTTACCGCCCAACTGAGGTGTAGTATCTTCAAGCAAATCAGATAGGTAATCACCAGCGATACTGTCAAGTTTTGAACCATCATTAGCAATATCACGACCATCAATTGTACTACTTGTAGTCAATGCACCACTAAGGTCTATTGTAGTACCATTCAACAGTCTCAATTGGGTGTCGGTAAGTCTCATTACCGAGGTCTGTGTACCTGATTTGTTAAGTTGCCATTCGAATGTACCACATTCTGAACCATCGGTGACACTACCAATTCTATTATAGAACTGACCATAAACAGTATCTTGACCAGCATCGTTCTTACCCTTAAACTTCAGTTGTCCGAGGTTATCGCCAACGGCAGGAGTACCTGATATTCTCTTCAACTGGAAGATTGGGCCTGATGCACTGTTGGAATCAGTCTCAATGATGTTGATTGCCGCTTGTCCATCGACATTTGATGTGGTCGTTAATACACCAGTGTGAGTGATGTCACCTGTACCAGTGATATTATTACCATTGAGGTCAAGGTTACCACCCAACTGAGGTGTGGTGTCTGCAACAAGACTTGTGTTAATCGCAACCGAACCCGCACTATCTACGAAACCATTTGCATCAATTGTTAGTACAGGTATCGCAGTAGTAGAACCATATGTTCCTGCGGTTACTGTAGTTTGTGCATCACGGTTGACTTCACCAGTGAATGTACCACCCGCAAAGTTACCACTCGCATCTCGTGCAATGATTGCCGACCCAGTATTTGCACTTGTCGCAGTAGTCGCAGAGTTGTTTACCTTACCCGCAGTACTAATCGTTGCAAGTTTAGTGTCAACAATTGCAGCGGATGCGTTAATGTCTGCGTTAACAATACTGCCGGGATTGTATGCGGTTGTAAGTGTGACTGCACCTGTACCATCAAAGGATACAGCGTTTGCAGTGATGTCACCAGTCAGTGAGAAGTTCTGTCCAGCTGCAAGTGCCGATGCAGTAGATGCATTACCTGTTACCGCACCAGTCAGATCACCTTCAAAGGTTTTTGCAACCAAAGTCGCAAGACCGAATGATGCATCCGCAGTGTTAATTGCTCCTGTTGGGGTTGAGTCATACTCATCAATCAGTTTCCACTTCTCGTCTGTGACATCAAAGAATATACCAGCATGAGTATATCCAACACCACTTGTACCAGTATTTCGGTTAGTGAAGAAACCAGTATCCACATTTACTGGAGCAGCAGAACCAGTCCACTTATCACCACTAGTGTGACCAGTAGTTGCACCAAACTCAATATCAATATTATCACTTAGTGTTTGTGCGGAACCTGTGATGTTAACACCAGTTGCCTGAGGTGATGCGGAATCATAACCCCACTCAAATGTGTTTGGAGTTCCTGTTCCATCAATCTTTGCATAGAAGTTTTTACCAGCAGTCCCTTTGAAGTGACCACCAAAGAACGCATCATCAAGACCCGAACCTTGGAAGGATGTTCCTGCTTCACCAATCGTATCACCTTCGTTGAGACGATACATTGGGGAACCCTGTGTCACATTAGATGTACCTACCGTGGTTTGACTACCCAAGATAGTTAAGTTACCATCTATTTGAAGGTTTGCACCAATATGTGCGGAACCAGTAACACGGAATGAGTTAACCGAGTGATTTTCTCGGTTGACCATGAGGACACCAGTATCGGAATCACCAGATACAACAACCCAACCCATACACATTGGGAAGTTTGGATATGTTGGTTCACTGGATTGTATCTTACCATTCGCTGTTGCAGATACGAAGAACTGTGAACTCGCAGTAACCGCAGCAGTGTTAATTTCTGTCAACTGACCTTGAAGTAACAACATACCATAACTGTTGTTTGCAATGTCATGTGATGCAAGACCCTGAGCATTATATGCAGAGGAACTAGATGCATTTGCGAGTGCAACTGTCGGAACGTCTTGTGCGCCCGAAGTGTAGTTACCATTGAAGTACAGTGCCGCACCTTTCTTGATTACTGCACCACTATTGTTGAACACTCTTTGGTGTTCTTGTGTACCAACTTCAATAGGTCTATTACTACTACCATTGATGTCATTATAATAGTTTAGAGTCTTATGTTCATTATCATAGAACACCAGACCCTCACTATATGGTTGATTACCAGAGAATGTTGTTGTATCAAGTTGAACATTCAGAAGTGATGCCGAATCTGCCACCAACTGGGTGGTTTTTAATTTGTTTTCAACACGTAGGTCATCAAAGTGTTCACTCGCACCATCAACGAGGATGATACCATTTGATGCATCAGCGACAATGACACGACCAATGTGATGTGGGAAACCAGTGTCAACTGTTACTGGAGTTTCTGTCACAACACCAGCAGAGTCTGGGGATAGGAACAGGATGTTTCCTGCTGTCATTCCCGCAGTATTGACATCACGAACCAGACCATAACGAGTTACCCAACCGTGAGCGCCATTTGGAATGTTCATTGTCGCAAGACCAAATACAGCACTTGAAGTAGATGTATTTGCACGTGCAAGTGTTACTTTTGGTTTACCATCTGTATGTGTACCTGAGATGTATACTGCATCACCATTATCAATCTGGGCGCCTGTACCATTATAAACATACAGGAATGTCTCTTGACCAATGTTCAGGTTTACATCGGGATTTGCATTTTCTTGAGTACGCAGTCGAACCGAAAGACCTTTGTTGTGTTCGGAGTCGAAGTACAATGAACCAGCAGTCTGTGAGAATGCACTGGTCTGAGGGTCGAGTTGAAGACCCTTGGTTACCGCACTGTCTTGAGTTACTTTACCGAATGTTACATCACTTGTAGTCCCAACATCCTGACCAATACTGATCGCACCGTTACTGTATGTTACACCAGTACCACCAGAGAACATCCCCTTGACATTTGCAGAGTCGATATTGAACTCACCAGCGGTTACAGATAAACCTTTGTTTGCGGTAAGATGCGCTCTTACCTCACTTGCACTCGGCCCTGTGTAGGTAAAGACACCATCACTGTAAGAGAAACTTCCGTCTCCACCAGCGTCTGTGGCAGAGAACATCCCCTTGACATTTGCGGAGTCAATATTGAATGTTCCGTCTGAGTATGTTAATCCTTTATTACCCGCAAACATTCCCTTGACATTTGCAGAATCTATGTTAAACTCACCAGAGGTTACCGATAGACCTTTGTTTGCAGTAAAGTGTGCTCTTACTTCAGATGCACTTGGCCCTGTGTAGGTAAAGACACCAGACCCACTATCATATGACAATGAACCATCACCACCAAGGTCACTAACTAATAGAGATGCCTTCGCATCTGAGTCAACACGAGCGGTAGTGTAGTAGAGGTTACTCCCTTCTGGTAATTGTCCAGTGTTTGCGAGTCCAAGGTCTGAATCAAAGTTCGACTTGGTGTAAACACTCTCAACATCAAAGGTAAACTGACCAGTTGAATTATTGTAGGTTAAGTCCCCAGCACCAGTAAAGAGTCCACGAATCGTAGAGGTTGTTGTTGCATCTACACTACCAACCGCACCTAGAGAGGTGATGTTCGCAGAGTCAAATGTTGCTTGACTTCCTGTTATCTGAGTAGTCGCAAGGTTTGTGATAGATGCGGAATCGAATGATGCAGAATCAGTATGAATAGATTGTGCAGTAATTACATTGAAACTTGCACTATCAATCATTGCAGTCAATCGAGTGTTGAAGTCGCTATCGAAGTTTACTTTGGTATAAACTTGTTCTACATCAATACTAAACTCACCAGTTGATGAGTTGTAAGTTATGTCACCACCAGCACTGAAATGCGCTCTTACTTCTGCAGCACTTGGGCCAGTATATGTGATTGTACCAGCTGCTGTGTCGTAAGATAGTGAACCATCACCGCCCGCATCCGTTACTGATATAGCACGTTTTGCATCACTATCAGCACGTGCAGTAGTGTAATACAGATTAGACCCTTCGGTCAAGTTACCTGTATTAAATGGGTTGAGATTTATGGTGGAAGTGAATGAATTACCATCCGCAGTACTAATGGTGAAGTTGCCATTTGAAGAATCATATGCGGTAGATGTGACCCCCGCAACCGCAACTGTCCCCGCACTATCTAACTGACCTTGTGCATTTACTGTGAATACTGGAATCAGTGATGCAGAACCATATGTTCCCGCAGTGACAGTAGTATTCGTAATAGAAATTGTATCGGTGGAGGAGTCATATGTGATACCTGTTCCACCATCTAGTGCAGCCCCCAAGTCCGAATCAAAATTGGTCTTGGTGTATACGTCTTCAACATCAAAACTAAACTGACCAGTAGAGGAATTATATGTTAAGTCTCCACCCGCAGAGAATAGACCACGTAACGTAGAAGTTGATGTCGCATCAAACCCAGTGATACCACCCACAGAAGTAATGTTTGCACTATCAAACGTTGCCTGTGACCCAGTTAACTGAGTTATATCCGCAGTGTTAGATGTTAGGTTATAAACCTGTTGTAGACTTGTCGTATCCGAGTCAATCAGATTATGCCAAGAACCACCATGTGCAAAGAGTCCTCTACCAGTTCCGTGTACATGGGCAAACATACCATGATATGTTCCCGCATTTGGTAGGTCACCTTCTGAACTGTACACATTACCGAATAGAATCTTACCAGTTGTCTCTAGGGTCTCACCATTGAGTGTCCAGTAACCAGTACCCTCATTCCACAAGAATGATTTGTTTGCGGAATCACCACGTTCAATCTCAATACCAGCATTCTCTGTTGGAGCACCTGTGGCATTGGAGTTAAGAACGATAGTGTTGTCTGCAAGGTTAATAGTTTCGGTGTTTACTGTTGTCTCTGTACCAGTGATGGTCAGATTACCATCAAGGACGGTATTGCCAGTTACTCGTAGAGTACCAATATTTGCACTATCGAAAGTCGCTTGACTTCCTGTTAAATTTGTGTTTGCAAGACTAGTAATGGTTGCACTATCAATAGTTGCACCATTGACTACAGTCACACCTTGGTGGAAAGTCTCATTGATGTCAGTTCGTGCGACATCGGAATCATTAAATACAAACGTACCATTATTAGAATCCAATGAGAATATCGCAGTATTGTTTGTACTTAAAGACAATCCTAGACTAGTCTTGTTGCCATCACTATCGACTACAACTAAGTCACCGCCACTATCTTGAATTGATAATGAACCCATCTTAATTGAACTACCACTTAGATAAAGGTCACGCCATCTATGTGTAGGTGTTCCGAGGTCGTATGTTACGTCATCAGCGGGTTCTAGATTACCAACAAAATCTCTATTGGTAAATCCAAAGGTATATGTATTTGCGGAACTATCAAATGTTACAAAGATGTTCTCTTCACTACGTAAGTTGGTTACTTCATAATTACTTGTTGTGGTATTATATGCAAGAATAGAACCATTTTCTTCGGTTGCAGACACATCCACACCACCCAAGTTGGTGATAGCGAATGAACCAGCGGTAACCTTTTTTACTGGTGTTCCTACAACAATTTTTTTGACTACAATCTTGTCACTATACGTAGCTTTGATAGCCATCTCTTTCCTCTTCTTATTTTGTAACCGAGGGAGATACTTCGATTTGACCTTCGAGTATTCTCTGGGTTATTGTATTGGTATCACTATCAGTGTGAGATAACTCTACGTCATAGACGTACCTACCTCTAGGTTTCAAAGCATCTGTTTGTGCATTAGTGAGTGATAAAGTGAGAATCCCATCAGCTGGTGGGGTTGCTACTACTGCATTGAATTGTAGTGTGTCGGGGTCGTTTGCAGAGTCAGTGTATCTGCGTTTCATCATAGCAGAAACTGACCTATTTGTCAAGTCAAACGCACTTCCACTATCATGAACCAGATGCACTTCAATTGCAACATCTGTTCCCTGATTAATTGTTATATCTTCGTAATTTGTTGATGACATTCTAAATACCCATGTTAAATAAAACCTTTATGTGTTTATTTATAAGGTTTAGAACTCCAAGATTTTAGTAATCGGACATTATTTCTTCTATGATTTCGTCTTGCATACCCATAGACATTGCACTCTCGTCAAAGATAAAAGAAACGGTTATTCTCCAACAATTAGTTTTTGCGGCATGATAAACTCTTTTGTCCCAAGATTCACTATACGAACCAAAGTATCCAGCTTTGCATTGCCAACCCTGTACATCTTGCATGACAACATCTTCGCCTGTCTTACCATCAACATATTTGAAGTATCCGTCTCCAGTTTCTGACCAAGAGAAGATTAAGTTATATGCACACGCATTTGCATTGTTATGCCACGAGAGAAACCCGCCAGGCGGATACATTGTGAACAATGCACACGTTCGTGTAGAGAATATGGTACACAATTTTTCATTAAGTATACTAAATCTTTCTACGAGTTTTGCTATTTCAGCATTATTTTTGGTCTTACCATTAGTGTCTAGATGAGTGTTTTTTAGTGATATTGAGTGAGTAGCTTCTGGATACCCATCGTGGTCGGTATCCATGTTTATAATTTGGTCACGATACTCATCACTTGTAAACCAATCCGCATCCTTTTCACTTCCATTAACACGCAAAAGTGACATTAGATGTTCACGGTCATCATAGTATGTTTTCACTTCTTCGAGAAGTTCAATGACTTCCTTATTTCTTATAGGAATATTTTTCATTATACAATCAACTTATCCTTCTGTAAACATCCAGAATAGTGTCTCAATATTGGGGGTTTATCTGGTTTTTTCAAACCACTATAATCATACTGTGTAAAGTAGTTCCATCGAATGTCATCATCAAAGATTCCGATCTTCAAGCCTTTGTACTTTTCCACCTTCTCGGTCAACCACCAGAGGGTTGTCTGATCAAAGTGTTTGAGGTCTTTGTTCCAAATATCATCATCAAAACCATCGGGTTTCCATTGACCCGAATGTTGTCTACGATACAGATCATCCCAGTCCTCCATGAACTCTTTTACTAATGGATTGGAACTACGATAGAGACACACACCCCCACATAACTTGTACTTCTCAACGCCACCATCAAACTTAAATTCACGAATTGCATAAAACTTTTCACGTTCTTTATTCAATTCATGAAAGACTAAATCATAGTCCTTCATTTCATCCCAGACCTTTGCGATGTCTTCGTGTTCGCATTCCATGTCTGCATCAACATACATGGTGATGTCGTAGGGTGTTTGGGCCATACCAGTTAGTTTCGCACGATAATGATTGTCACAAATTTCGACATTATCAGCTTCATCTGCACGATGGTCAATAAACCTTTCTTCAGTGAAAAGTGTTATATTCGCATCAGGATACCAGTCTCGGATTGATTCTATTAGGTTGCAAGCGTAAATGTAGAAGTTTGAATTTCTGGATGCAACAATCACAAAACCTTTAGTGAGTTCCTTCATTTTTCATAGAGTCCTGTATAATTAAAATAGCGTAAAGGTTCACTTCAGGGACAGACTTAGAACGTCTCAGTTTAGATTTCAATGCACGATTCTTAGATGCTTTGATTTCTTCGATCTCAAAGGTTTCTAGTTTATATGCAAATAGTTTCTCTAGTTTCTTCGCACGTTCCTTTTCAAGTTTTTGTTGTTTATCAACTTCTGCTTCTTCTTGTTTCTGTTCGAGTCGTTTCTTACTTGAATTGTTAATCTGTTCTTCGCCAAGAAACGCAACGACTTCTTTGAAATCTTCGTTCTCTGTGCCGTCAGCGTTTAACTTGTCGAGTTTCCAAACCTTACGAGTTGTTTTATTTCCTTCGACAATCTCACTAATTGCATTTAGAGTTTTCTTTCGAGGGGTTTCCCAAAATGCATTATCTAACCATGTTCTAGACATTGTTGTCTCCTAATTCATTCAAAATTATATATAAGTATTTTACGAAACCCTTTGGTATAGGGTATATGTTGCACTGACAAAGGTTCCACTACCAACAGTTGTTCCTTGAAAATCGCCAGTATAGTTACCAAGAAAGTTTCTACTATAGTTTGCACTGAAAGTACTAGTACGTGATCTCGTTGAGGTCGCTGTACTATCACGAGTAAAATCACCTGTGGAATTTCTGGTAAAATCCTGCGAGAATGTGGAAACTCGATTCCTTGTATAGTTAGCAGAGAAGACAGAACTTCTCGTTCTTTGGTATTCAGCTGAATATGCAGAACTCCTCGTTCTTTGGTATTCAGCCGAAAATGCAGAACTTCTCGTTCTCAAGAAGTCCCTAGAATAATTACCAGTGTAGTCACCTACATAATTGCTTGATCGTGTTCTCTGATAGTTTGCACTAAATGCTCTTGAATAATTACCAACAAAGTCGCCAGTAAAGTCATTAAGAGAATCTCTGGTAGAGTTAAGAGTAGAATTTCTTGTAAAATCGTTTGAGTAATTACCAGTATAGTTACCAACAAAATTGCCTGTACTCGTTCTCGTACTCGCTCTCGTACTCGTTCTCGTACTCGTTCTCGTATATGTTGATCCATCATTCCTAGTACTAGTACGTGTTGATGTTCTGGTATAGTTACCAGTAAAGTTACCATAATAATTTGTAGTGCCTACATATGATGAAGATTGTCTACTAGTACGTGTTGATGTTCTGGTATAGTTACCAACAAAGTTACCAGTAAAGTTACCTAAGTAGGTTCTACCGTAGTTACCAAAGAAGTTACCAGCAAAGTCACCAGCATAGTTACCAGTAAAGTCTGTTACACGAGTTCTGGTATACGCTTGGGAAAACACATTTGTAAAGTTACCAGTAAAATCACCTGTGAAATCACCAGCAAAGTTACCAGTAAAGTCTTGTGTATAATTAGCTTCAAAGTCTCTGCTATAATTACCAGTGAAATCACCAACAAAGTTACTTGTACGTGTTCTCTGATAGTTTGCACTAAATGCTCTTGCATAGTTACCAGTAAAGTCTCTGCTATAATTACCTGTATAATTGCCTACAAAGTTTCTCGAATAATTACCAGTATAGTTACCAACAAAGTTTCTACTATAATTACCAGTGTAATCACCAAGAAACCCAGAATTTGAAAAATTGCCCTCGAAGTTGCCGGTGAAACCTGACTGGAAATTACCAGTAAAGTTACCTAAGTAATTTCCTGCAAAGGTTCTGGAATAATTTCCTTCAAAACTACTTGATCGGGTTCGGGTAAAATCTGTGGTGTAATTTACGTCCCCTGTTGAGTGACGTGTATCTGTCGCAGTACCACGAGAGACCCAAGTACCTGACGAAGATGGCGCACCTTGTGAATTACTTCTTAACTGATAACTACCAATATCAACAGGAAATGAAAAACCATCTTTTTGCATCCTAGTTTGACATCTTGTACCAAAGGTATAACCAATTTCGGCATCAGTCATTTCCTGAAGACCTTGGAAAGTGCCTGTCAGACCACTAGACCTTTTGATTGCAACTGGTCGCACAGCCGTGGGTGCGGTCATCGTATCTCTTATATACAGATTATAAGTTGTTCCGGCAGTACCATCAACCAGAGTATCTTCAAAGACTCCAGCTTTGTATACCGAATAATCTGAACTGGGTGCAGATGAACCGATCTTGATTGTGCCAGGATATTCGGATGTTGTAATACGAGAAAGTAATCGGTCGGTGAGAGTGTCAACTTCCGAAGAATCTAACTCATGTATTTCGGACGTTCCGCTGTTATCAGTAAATTCAATTGGGTATCGGAATGCAGATGAATCATTGGCAAAATCAACTGTATCAGCAGTACCTTTCTGAAATAGTGTCGTTTGCACTGTGGTTACAGGAACACCACCACCATCGAATGCATGACTGCCTGGCCCAGAACTATAATACCCATCGGTAAGCACACCAACAGTTTTAACATTGTTATTAACAGTACACAACATACCTAGGGCGTTAGAATCTAATGTAGAGATATGCAACCCAGCTTGGTACGCAAGGTAGTTCTCTTCGGTAGTCGTTATTTCCTTGAGGTCACCATTAGTGCCTTCAAGTTTTAGTGTAGTATCTCCCATAATACCTCTATTTATGCGGTTCTTACATAGAGTGTATATGTCTCAATGTTTGTGGGACTACTCCCTATTTCTGTGCCAGCGTAATTTCCTGTAAAGGTTCTTGAATAATTACCCTCAAAACTTCTCGCATAATTACCAGTATAGTTACCTATATAATTCTCCGATCTTGTTCTTGTAGAGGTACGTAAAAATTCACTACTGTAGTTGCCAACATAGTTACCAACGAAATCTCGTGAGAATTCTGATGCGCCAATGTAACTGGATACTCGTGTTCTCTGAAAGTTTGTTGTGTAATTGCCCACAAAGTTTCTTGAATAATTACCAGTAAAGTCACCTGTGTAGTTTCCTTCGAAATTCTTTGAAGACGTTCTGGTTGAAGCTCGAGTAGAATTTCTGGTTGAAGTTCGGGTAGATGTTCTAGTATAAGAGGCTGTTCCACTACCAACGGTTACCGTATTGCGAAGAAAGGAGCTGGTTGATTGTAGGCGAGAGAGTGCTTGGGCGAAACCGCCCTCTGGCGACCCATAAGAACCACCATAAGCGGCTGGTGTGCTGTCCTCAATGTCGCCAGTATCACTATTCTCCGCCATGAACAAATAAGTATAAAAAGCCGGGCCTTGATTGGTCATTTCATTATATTGGAAAGCACGGTAGAATCTCATTAGACGTTGACCACCATCAACATAACCAGTAAAATATCCTGCCATCTGAAGATAAGTAATCGTTCTTGAGCCGGAACTTACTATAGTAGTATCCACATTAGTAACAGCTTCATTACTACTTAGAGTTACCACAGCAGTACCAACATAGTTACCAAGGAAATTACCACCGTAGTTACCAGTAAAGTCCCCAGTAAAGTTACCAGCATAGGTACTTGTACGTGTTCTCTGAAACTGTGTATTCCTCTCCCTTGTATAATTACTTGTTCTAGTTCTAGTGAAGTTGCCGACATAGTCACCAACAAAGTTACGACTAAAACTATCTTCTACGGTTCTGGTACTATTTCGGGTGAAGTCACCAACAAAGTCACCAGTAAAATCACCATCAAAGTAAAGAGTTCTTGAGAAGTTGCCGACATAGTTACCTGCGAAGTCGCCAACAAACTGATTCTGTCTAGTACTGGTTCTTGTATAACTGGCTGAATAGACACCTTGGAAATTATGATTATAATTCTTTTGTCTAACCGCCCAGTTATCGGTGAGGGTATAACCTGTTATCGAAACACCTCTCTCGTATGTAAAACCATCATTGCCAGGATATGAAGTCACGTTCATAGCAGTGCTGTGATTTGAGTAAGAGTTCTGTATTACAGTGACGCCGTTAAAGACAACATATAAAGTTGCTGAATTGCCATAATAACTGCGGACAACCCTCCAATAGTAAGTAGAATTATTACCGTAATAGGGACTATTGCTGACGCCCAAATAGTCACCAGCATAGTTACCAAGGAAATTACCAGTATAACTACTTGTGCCTTGGAAGTCTTGGTTACGATCTCTGGTACTAGTTCTAGAATATGTACTGGTTCTCGTAGAAACTCTTGTAAAGTTTTGGTCTCTTTCTGTAGTATAGTTACCAATGTAGTCGCCCACAAAGCCTGGCGAGTATATACTTGTACGAGTTCTAGTATAGGTGTCGCTAAAATTACGAGTATAATTACCTATAAATTGTTGTGAGAATGTCGAAGCTCTATCTCTAGTGTAGTCTTGTGAGTAAGTAGAATCTCTTTGTCTCGCATATGTTGAAACCCTACTACGTGTATAAGTTGCATCAGTAACCGCTTGTCGAGTGTCTGTTGCAGTACCCTTTGATGACCACGAACCAGAATACCCATTTGCGACAGGAGTACCTTGTGCAGAACTTAGAAGTAAGTAGGAACCGACAGGATTAGCCGACTGACCAATTCGATTTTTTGATACAGTACCCAGACTTTGACCTATCTGTCGGTCTGTCATTTGTTGAAGACCCTGATAATCACCACTATCACCATTAGACCTTTTTATCGCAAATGGTCGCACAGCTGTTGGTGCGGTCATGGTGGTTCTTTTATGAAGATAGTATGGAACAGTAGTACCATCTGTCCTAGTGTCACTAAAAATATGTTTTTCAATCGCATAGTCGGTAAGTGACCCAGAAGAAGATAATTTGTATGTGCCTGGGTAATCGTTTGTATAGATGGTCGAATTAATTCTATCGATCACCCTGATTTGGTCAGAATCATCCATCTCCCTGATTTTAAGTTGGGGTATAACTGTATCAACACCACCATCAGTCTGGGTATAACCCACACTAGTATCGGAATCTGAATAGATAAGTCTACGTACATCACTGTCCGCATTAGATTGAACAAAAGTATTTTGTCCTATTACTGAACCAACAGTGGTGATCGGCAAGAAACCGCCAACTCCAGATGGAGTACCCACCGCAGAATCATAAGAGGTATTAACGAAAGTGCCGATAGGTTGATAAGAAGATGCCGCCAAAGACGTAGACAGTCTACCAGTATTAGTAGAGTCCTGTTCTGCGAGATATAGACCTGTTTGGTATGCGAGATAGTTCTCTTCAGTCGAAGAAAACTTCTGAAGTTCTGTTGGCGCTGCACTATCCTTTAATTTTAATGGAACACTCATCGTGTCAATACTCCGATTAGTTTAGTTGAGTTCCATTTACATCGTATATAAGTGGGACATCTGCTCTTAGAGCATTAAGTGCATTTACAAAGTTATCTCGTTCTGAACCAACAAACGCAACATTAAGATTACTTAAACTTCCCAAACGATTGTCACGTATACCAGCATCAGAGTCTAAAAGAGAAATATCATCTGCAAGTGAGTTGACTACAGTTACAAGACTTGTTCTATTTCCTATGGAACCATCAGTATTTAGTTGTGCAATATTACCTACCGCACTATCTAGTAGTCTAATAGATTGACCTATGCGGTTTGCCCTGAGATTTCCTGAACCGCCTGAGTCTGGAATTGCACCCATTTCAATGTGTAATTCATTAATCGCACCACGAACAGTAGTCTCAGAAGTAGAAAGAACTGCGGCACCAATCTCTGCATCCAATTCGTTGATACCATCAGCGAGTGTTCCTGCCGTAGTAGTCAATGCCTGTGATGGTTCAACAAAGGTATTGAGTGTATCAATCTCCACTTCAAGTTCTGCAATCGCACCTGATACAGTTGTTGCAGTAGTACCCATCGCATCCGCAGTGATTGTACCTAACTCTGCATCAAGTTCATTAACCGAACCTGTAAGAGTTTTTGCGACAGTGGTCAGAGTTGTATGTGGTGTCGCACCAATGTCAGAATCTAGTTCATTGATTGCGCCCGTAAGATGTTTCTTGGTAGTGTTAAGATTATTTTCAACTAGGTTGGAAACATCACCTCGAATTGCAGTTTCAAGTTCGTTGATTGCATCAACAATACAAGTTTGGTCATTTGTACCTAAATCCGCAAGCGTTCTTTTAGTACCACCTTCCGCATTGTACAGGTCTTGTTCTAGTTCGTTGATACCTGCTACAAGGTTAGTTGCAGTAGTGGTAATTTTCGCAGAAACAAGTTCATTGGAAGCTCCTCGAATTGCAACTTCAAGTTCGTTGATAGCAGCAACTGCACTAGAGTCTTCATTAGTATTCAGACGCCCAGTCGCACCCAAATCCAATGATATGGTGTTTTGATTGGTTACCAACGTAGTGAAGGTATCCTGAATATCTGTGATTGTAGGTTTATTAGTCGCCATTTACAGTTTCTCTACTAGTTTATTGAGAAGTACCTTTAGTTCATCGACATCTTGTCGCAACTCTTGGAACTCTGATTTTCGTCTTCGTTTCTTCATTTTCACTTCACGTGCTTTTTGTATCTCATCTTTATTTATATTAATAATGGCACCACTGTTTGAACTTCTCACCAAACCAGTGTGTCCATCGACACCAATATGATCTCCACTCATTAGGTAGCCATCGCAATTGCACGTAAGTCACGCAACAGGGGTGGTTTAGAGGTGTTGTTACCATTAAACACTATTTTGAATTGATACTGTGTGAATGGTGCAACATCACCACCATCACCACCAATAAGATAACGATACTCACGGAAGTTTCTTTCGTCTGGTGCAATCGCATTCTCTACTGGTTGTAGTGTCCAATCCACATCAAAGATGTTTTGGTCACCATTTGCAACTCTCCAGTACACATCAAGGTTACTACCAGCGGGTCTCATCGCAGCAATCATTAACTTCAAACCAACTGCGGGTTCTTCGAGGTCTCCAACACTAGTAATATGTTTTGCAAGTGAGGAACCACCAAACGCATCTGTCTCTGCAACATAGTTAATCGGAACATTGAATCCGTTTGCAGTAGCAGATGCCTGATTATCAATCAAGTTTGCTTCGGTTGTTAAAGATGCATTCTGTGCATCAATAACAGGACTCACATCGGTACGTGTTGTTGACATATCAACTTTGAAAGTACAAGAACGTTGACCAGAACCCAATTCACTAGTTTCGTTTGAGGTGTTTGCGATCATTCTCGGTGCAGTAAACATATTCAAGTCAGCAATGGAGATATCACTACTATACGTACCATCTTTCTGATATTTTACTTGCGAACCAGAAGGTGCAGCAAGTGATTTACCAGTAGTGAATTTCGCATTGTATACCAATGAAGTGTCATCTGGCATCAAAGTTGAGAACTGAGGTATACAAGTATCAAATATAACTTGTTTATCTATCAATACGTCATCACCACCAAATCTTCCTGAAGAAGTACAAGCGGAGTCTGCATTGAATTGTAGGACGAATCCATCTACCGCAGTAATAGTTCTTTCACCATTAATAGACGAACCCTTAATACCATTATATGTAGTTGCATCAACAAGACCAGAAACATTAACTTTATCGTTAACATGGAAACCATGATGACCCGCAAGTACTGTTACTTGGTCACTGTCTGCACCATGATCAGCACTCATGTATAGTGGGTTTTCGTCAAGCAATTCTTCTTCAACATCACGGTTCTCAAATACTGCACTACCAGAAGTTGCAAAGGTAGCAGTAAAGATTTTGAACGCAAGGTCTTTAGTTTGATCTGGTTCCCAAGTCGTACCATTCTGTGACTTAAACAATGAACCCATAGATGGTTGACGAGAGATTCTCTTCTCGGTTGAACCTAACTCGAACGCATATGTTTCACCAACATACGCCTCATATTCAGTAGATTCTGCAAGAAGTACAATCGCATACTCTGTCTGTGGATTCAAGAAGATTGGTTCATCGAACTCAAATGTAGTAGGTGTAGCAACTACCGCAGATTGTGTTTGTGAAGAAGGTAGATTCACCTGACTAGGTGGTAAGAACACAATAGATTGCGAATGGATGTCGGTCGCACTTGGCGCACCATTAACCATTGGTCGAATCTGTAATTGAATCGGAACACCACTGGTATCCTTACTCTTGAAATAACACTGTACTTTAGTTACATAGATACCACTTGGGTTTGTAACTTGGAAAGACTGTGCAAGTGGGTCAGTAAATCGAACACGAGTAGTCTCTGTCCAACGTTTTGTTTGGACTGTAGTAATACGAGTAGAAGTAATAGTCTTCTGTCTAGTATCCAGAGTACCCTGTGCAGTATAGTTGAATGTCGCACGTGATAGTGCAGCATTGTCATCATTCTTACTAATGTCAAGAAGTTTGAACTCACGAGTACCAGCACGGAAACGTAGACTAGGACTAGAAGGTATAAAGAATGAACCTTCAATAGAACCATTCACATCGGATTCAAGAATGGTTTGTCCCTGTGGATGTGATGACTTACGTCTATATCTGTTTGAATATGTTAGATCGGTTGCCTTTTGACCATAACGTTTGAAAGTCTCTTCTCTACAAAATGCACTTACATCCTTACCATCAAAGAATGGGAAGTAACGAGTATTTGGTCGTAGACCCTCTGCCTTGAAGAATACTTTACGTGAACGTATGAATGGTAGGAATGTCAATGATACAGTTTTGTCACCGACCACCTTACGAACGGTTCTTTCACCAACAACTACACGTTGCGAGAAAGACCTAGTGAGGTCAAACCCTTCGGGGCGACCTGCTCCACCATTAAGTTCGGTAGCCCTTACATTATTAGGTACACCCACCCAGTTCCATGCGGTTGATCGTCTCCAACCACCGAAACGGTTTCTCCCACGACCAGTCGGACTCTGAGTGCCACCGATAAGACCGAAGCCTGGTACAGGAACGTGCCATCGTCCAACTCTCCATTTCCAACGAGCTCTTCGGTTTGCACGAATTTCAACAGTCGTTGAACGGTCACCAAGATTCAAATCCGCAAGAGTTTCGGTTGCAGTCTGATTAATAACGTTTGCGGGAGCGTATCTTGTTTGGAACCAATTGTCTCTAGAGGGAGATAATTTTAGATTACCTTCACCTGTAATAACTGCGAATGGGTTAACATTCATTGAAGACGATACAAGATTCTGGACTATACCTTCCTTTTCACTATACTTCAGATAGATCGAGTCACCTTTCATTACAGTGTTTGTCGATAGATCGGAATCGTATGCAAGAATTACATCATCTTCTTCTGTGGGTACACCCAACATTTTTCCAGATGGGTCGATTGAAGCACGATACTCTGGATTATCTCCGTCCGAGAAACTTCTATCTGCGAAGTTATCAACAAAGAAACCTGACTTAGTTCTTGGGTTACCATCAGAATCTAGTACTAATAGAGCAGAAGTATCTAGTTCCAGTAGACTTAAAGAAGTCACTTCTTCTAGTTTATCAACTCTCTTTTCCAGTTCAGAGATATCACTCATGGTAAATCGTTTTGTTTTGATCGGTGTCATTACAACATCCGAATCATTCAGACCATATGCATTATGTTCTAGATGGAATAGTGCAAGAGTGTTCTCTGGAGTAGCAGGAACTTGTGAACCGAAACCAGCCTCACCGACAAGATTCTTAACTTCACCTTGTGTGGTTACAACGATCTTATCTGCACGTGGCACATAGTATTCAACATCTGCTTGGAACACATCACCATTCTGAGGCAGTTCGTTTACACCAGATGAAACAAAGACATCACTTGCATTATGGGTAGAACGGAAATCGATCACGTCTCGCAAACTGATTGAAACACGTTGATTAACTTCAAAATCTGGAATCTTTTCGTACTCTACTTGACCAGTATATGAGTTAACCGCAAAGAAGTCACCAGTACCATGTGTAAAGTGTTTGAATCTAGAGAATACATTACCTGTAGGTGCTGTAGCACCAGTTTCTAAAATTAAACGACCGTTCCCATAAAAACCTGCACGTTGACCATTGTCTACACTGAACAAACGTGAGATGTCATTACCGGCAGAATCGGTCTGTTTGATAGATTCCACACTAAAGATGTCTGCGACACCCATAGGAATAAACTTAACACCATTACCATCTGAATCAATTGCAGCAGCAACAGTGGTCTCGACCAAAGTTTTCTGTCTGAGTGCGGGTGAAGCCTTGTTCACTTTCGCATATATGGTAAGTGCTGTATTAGGGAGGTTGGTGACTGTCATCGACTGAGTACCAGCAGCACCAAATGTTGCATTAGTAATTACTACACCTGTGTCATTACGAGTAACAATCCAATCAGCAGTGTTTGCCCATGTCTCACCTGTAACTGTCAATGCGGACAATGTTAAAGAGGCACCACTTGCAGTACCAGTTACAACACGTTGTACCTCGAAGTCGAAGTCAGTAAGTGACTTGGGTCGTGCCTGCGGTAATGGATATACCAAATTAGTTTTTTGTGATTCTTTAATTACTGCTTTACTATTCTCTAAAATAAGAACCGCACGTTTAGTTGCGGTAGTACCAACAGTCTTAACATTACGCAAAGACTGACCAGAGTTCATCTTGATGTCGAATAGATACACTCGGAAGTTTGCGCCATCTTCTTCAATGAAACGGACTCGTGCAGTACCAATCACACTACCTGATGGGTCACTCGCATGAGTCGATAGGTTTTGTGCAGCGAAAGTCCCAACATCAAGTAGACCTTTCAGTTCACTACATATGAAGTACTGACCATATGAGATACCAGATACTTCATTCGGAATTATTTGAGATGTACGAGGTTTTGCAATTGTAAGTGGAGTAGGTTTCTCGGTCGCACCACGATAACCATTCACATATGCAACACCATCAGATACGGTTGCAATAATATTATCACCAGAATCTTCGAAATCTATGGTGAATGGGTTAACAATATAATTACCAGACTCTTCTTCAGTCCTTGTCGCCAAGACATCGTTAATCTTATTGTAATCGTCAGTACCTTTTACTTGGTCAACGATATTACCTTCGTGAACGTCACAGTAATAAACAAAGTTTTCATCACTTTGAATCAGGTCTTTGGTTGTTAAGGTAAGTTGGATACGATAACGATCTGCGCCAGGCGAAGATAAATTTGGTGTTACACCTTGGTTATCATACAATGCATCCGTATCTGCGGTAGTTACGATGTCTTCGGTTACTTTGAAACCAACAACTTTGGTTGGATATCTTGTGTACTTTGAAAGGATGATTGACTGACCCTTTGAAAATACAAAATGTCCACGAGTAAAGAAGTCACCTTCTGCGTTTGAAATCTGACAACCACGACCGACAGGTAGTTCTGTACCAACCGCATTTGCAACCTGTAATGTGACCGATGCGCCCACATTGGTCATCACATTACCAGCAGCTAATCGGATAGGTTCTTCGCCAGATACACCCGATGCAGTATTAATGTACTGTACATAAAGAGTTGAGGGGTCACTACTTGTAGCAGCAACAAACTCAAGTACTCGCACCTGAATACCACTTCCAGCACCAATGTTCGGCCCAGTAAGAACTGTTCCGACCAATGTTTGTGGGTCAGATGGTAGGGGGTGTGTCAGTGTGTTTAATTTGATGAACTCGTAATCATTATTAATAGTTGGGCCGCCTGGATTTACTGCAGCGCCTTCCTTAAAAATGTTTCGACCAAATCTTCCTATTTCCTCTTGGATAATAGTCTGTAACTGAGTAAGTTCTCTTGCCTGTAGAGATCGTCCACTATTAAAGAGGAGTCTGTGGTAGTTATCACTATCTACAAAATCGTCTTTGTATGATGAAGAGAATACATTGGATGTAAATGTTTTTGACATCAGTTTTACCTTAAATTTGGATTACGAGTTTAATATCTTCGGTCTGATCTGTCGAACGAGTAACAGAAGCACGGTTATCAATATATAGGACTTCTCCAGTAGTGGTATCTACTTCGGGAGTCACATAAGGCGATATCGATGCATTCAATACACCAGCTCCATTACCACTCACTTCTGTGATCGCTTCACCAGCAGAGAAGTTGCCAAAACCAGTTTCTAATGTTTGATGATACCATATGTTTGCAGAGTCAACTTTATCAATAAACGCTTGAACACCTGAAGTTCCACCTACAATTTTGTTATCAGCAGTAAACCCTTGAGTCACACTACTGAAATTAACTTTCTTCAAACAGATACCAGTATCAGCAGTGAACAATGCAGAACCAGTTGAGTCACTAGGATTCTTCAATAGACCAACTTGTCGGAAATCGTTACCAACAATAAAGTCGGTTGATTCAGTACCAGATGGTTTACTGTTCAACATGATTGCGGTAGAACGTAAGTCATCTCTTGGGTCTGCACCAAATCCACCATAACTTCCAATGATTGCACGTACTTTAGCGGGTTTAGTTGGTGAACCACCACCTGTAATGACCACTTCAGCGAAATTATAACCAGAACCTAATGTATAAGCACCAGAACTATCAATTAGTTTAACATTGACTACCTGACCACCAGAGATGGTGGCGTCAGCTTTTGCCTTCGTTCCATTACCAACAATTGATACAGTGGGTGATGATGAGTAACCAGTACCACCTGAGTCAACTGCATACCCGATAATCTGACCCGCAATAGCATTGTTCTGTACTACCTGTTGTTCGATATCAGCAGCAGGAGAATCCGAGTCAGTGGATAACACCAGTTTTGTTGGTAGATAGTTTGCAGAAACGAACTTGGTCGCATCCAACGCACCAATGGAGTACAAGAACTTCCAAATATAACCATCCGCAGTATCAAATGGAGTACCCACCGTATTACCTGTGGGTTGAACTGTAGATACCTGTGCCAGACCCTGTGCGTTTCTACCCTGTTGGATACACATATAAATTTGGTTGTTGTCGTTCATGACATAGTATGTCTGAGTAGGATAACCAATTTGTGCATCATCATATGCGGAATAGATCGAACCCGATGACCAGTTATAACGAGGAACCACAAACGAAAGGTCAACTACCTTTTTCGCAGACTGTAATCCAAGACGAAAGTCTCTTTCTTCTCTTGCAGTGTTTAGTGGAGCCGGTGCAATGTCCGAATCGTTCCAATCTTCAGAGCGACCAATCACCGCATAGTAGTGCGTACCCGAAGAATCTATATCATCCTTCAGATTTTGAATTACCTGCTTTTTAATTGGGTTTGTAATAATCGCCATTTTCTATGTTATCCTATTGTTGTACCGTTATTAGATACGAAAAACCATTTACTTGCCGTTGAGTTCCATACAAGAATGCATCCATCACCCTGACCAAACGAGACATGACCATTGTTACCCACACCATAAATATTTGATGTTGAACCTGTAGTCAATCTTGCCTCACCCGCAGCGATATTCATGAAAGTCTTCATCTCACCTTGGATTGCGCCATCAGCAATAGTAGGAAGAATCAAACTACCTGAGTTAAATACCGTCAGTGGTTCGGTTAAGTCTACCGCACTTGTTGTGGAAACATCTGTTCCCTTCTCTAGAACTAATTTGTTCTTAATCTCGACACCACCTGTACCTTTCGCAGATAATTCAAGACTGATATTAGTGTCCCCACCCTGTACATCTATAGATGGGCTATTACCTGTTGCAGAGTTTGAAATCTCAACATGGTTGACCGCACTCGAAACATTAGCAAACTTGAGATATTCATTACTTGAACTATCTAGTAACGATGCACCACCATCTAAACCACCCAGAGTTGGATTCTTAATTGTTGGGGTAAGTAATGTTTTGTTTGATAAAGTTTCAACGTGGTTTGCAAATACAAAGGTATCACCCGCACCCAATACAGGAAGCGCAATGTTACGATTCGCAGTGATGTTACCAACTGTTATGTTGTAAGTGTGACTGGCATTGGCATCCTGAATCTTCGGGGTTGTCATTGTGGGAACAAGAAGAGTCTTATTAGACAGTGTTTGAGAAGAACTGTCCAGAACCAGTGTTCCGCTATCATTGGGAAGATATACATTGTTATCAGCGGTAGGTTCCACCGCAAGCAATGTAGTTTCATGTACATCTTCAGCCTGACCTTCGAACACCACACCCAACTGGCTGAGTGTCACAGTCGAAGAGTCACCACCAACAGACGTGTAGAGTTCTGTAAAGTTCTCGTTTATTTTTTGGGCAGCAACACGAAGGGTATCACCTGTACCATCGTTTGCTGTTGTTCCCCTGTTTAATGTCTGTTGTGCCATTTTATAGTCCGTTTGTTATTTAACTATTTATAAGGTTTATATGTTATAATGTAAAACTTTTTAGGTATTGATCTGAGTCTGCACTCCACCATTCGTGTTTCTGTTGGTCGAGTGTTTCGAATGCAAAGTTGTTACTCAAGTCCATACCATTGGTTCCAACTTCATCCGAATCATCGAATGTTGGTGAACCCGCAATCTGTGCCTCACGCAAAGATGAGTACTGATTATTGATTGTCTGTATCTGTTGTAGAGAGAAGTCTTCAAGTGAGTTGAACTCCGCATTGATACGACTATAAACACCCGCTGAATCAGTATATAGGTCATCCACAATAGCGGTCAAATCTGTAACTCCTTGATCTAAAAACCCTGCGGCAGAATGAACCGCAATGGGTGCTGGATTTTCTAATATAACTTGTGGTGCGGTCACGGTATCTGTCACGACCGACATAATCTGAACTTCCGAACCAATGAACATCCCAGCTGGATGTGTAAATAATTTGTATGGTTCTAACCATTCTGACTGTGATATATCAGTCTTGATTAGAATCGCAAATGTCTGAAATAATTTATCATTAGTCAGATATTTTTGTGAGTTGAATCCAATCTCAGAACCAGTTTCACCAACCTTGAATACTTGGTTTTTAGTATACTCTATTGAGGGGTCAACATCAAAAAACGTTCGGAAGAACTGTTCAATAGAGAATTTAGTTCCCTTTGAACGATACAACTGATTCGAATATTTTGCTGCAGCACGTTTGTCTTTGAATCCCTCAAAGTAAGATTGACCCAACAGTAATTCATCTTCAATAAATGATAGAAGATTTATATCTGTCTGTGTAATGTCTCTACTGTAGAATAATTCGTGTACGAGTTTTGACGGAGATAAGTCATCCTGTTCGAACCCATAATACTCTTTTAACAGCGAGATGAGTTTGGGGTATTCAGTACTAAAGAACTCTGGAAGGATGTCCTCAACTTTATGATCAATAAAAGTGAGTTCCCTTCGGTCGAGGTCGGTTAAAGTAACATCATTTCTGTTACTCATTAGTTAGTAACTCCAGATTCAACGTCAACGATACGTGAGAATGATTGTGATGTGTCGAACTCAACAATATCCTGTCTAAATGGTGTAACTGCACTTTCATTGGCTGGTTTTGCACTTAACTTAATAGTAGTTTCCGAACCAATAAAGTTGTCTATCTGAAGACCAACAATACTTACTGTATCACCAGTATAAGAACCCACATTGTCAACAAGAACTTCACTATCCTCAGTATTAAACACTTCTAATTTATTACTATTTAGTTTGTTTCTTAGGACACAAGTTTTATTCTTTAGTGTGAACTGATTTGATGTTATGATGTGATTAACATCATCGGGTGATGCTAAAGGGACAACATATCGTAATGTATGATCTCCCACACTAGTCAAAATTGGTGAGAATCGTCTCTGGACAAATGTTTCTGAACGAGAAGAAAGGATAGCAGGACTTACGTCATCAATCAATGATAACAGATTAGAACGTCTATATGATTGTCCGAACTTACCTGTATTGTCATCAAAATAAGTTTTAATTGTATTGTTTACTGTATCTTGAATAGTATTCCTTGACAAAGTGGTCAAGTTTGGGTTAAACTGGAAGAATGTTCTAGTCTCAATAAATGTCTTAACAGGGTCGGTGAACTTAACATTAAATGATGCAACCGATAATTGTTTTGCTAAATCGATAATAGAATCCTTAGTTACCTGTTCGGTCACTGCATCAACATCTGCATTAAATAGGATGGATAGGAACACTGTACCAAATTCTGGTTCAAGCGCATCTTCACCCCCAAAGGACTGCATATCCTTGATTAGTGTTGAGAAATTTCTCAATACCAAAGTAGAGTAATCTACAGCGGTTACCATTCGATTCTGAGTTGCATACTGGAATGGTGCAGTTTGTCGGATAGATTCATTCGTTTCTTTTGCCGAACCACCAACTGCGTTAGAGACTGTCGATACACTCATGTCATATGAAGTACCAGAAACACTAACACCAGACTGCGCTTCAAACACTTTCGCAGTGTTAGAGTCTTCGCCACTTACTGCAAGGTAAGTTAGTGTAACCTTTGAACCTGTCTTGGGTGCATCACCCAAAGTAGAACCATTACCAAATGACAACTCATAGAAACCATTAGGTGATTCTTTTAAGATGTACAGTGTGGAGTTTGCATTAATTGTGTTCGCCTTCAATATACTTGTATATGGTGTGAAGACTGAACCTGATGCTGTTTGAAACACACGAACAATCGCAGTATCTATATCCATAGTCGCATCAGGAACAATATAAACTGCATTGTCTTCTGCACGATGCACTAAGAAAGTTTTGACTCTCTCAGTACCTTCGAAAATCTTAATACTATTGCTACCACTCGCATCTCTAAATTCATACAGACCCGAACCATTATCCTCCGCAGATATGTCCTCTAATGTCTGGAACACAAATTCCTTATCATCCACAGTTGTATTAAACTTATATCCCGAAGGTATCTGTATGGTTGAGGTACGGTCAGTAACACCAGAAAGATTCAAAGATAACTTGACAATCGCCTGAGATGATGTCATACTATCTGGGATGTAACCGATACCCTCTGAAAGAGAAATCAGTGAACTACGAAGTTGTGCGGTTCCAAGGAAAGATTCGTTCAATGCGAAATTAGCGATCAATCCGTTATAGTGCGTATTATAGGCAAGAACATCTAGAATGTTTGACAAACCAGACGCTTCGAAGTTGTAATCCGAAAATTCTTCTTTCTGTGCAAGGAACGTTTTTAAGTTGTTCTTAATTGCATCAAAGTCTAATGAGGTTGATTTTATTGTTGTTGCCATTTTATCTTAACCTTGCAAGTGTGGTAGTGAACGTGGTCTCTTCTTCTGTGTTAACTACTTTGAATTTTAATGTTACTTCTAATGTGTTTCTATCGGGTTGAAGATTAACATCAACAGATAAGACTTCTGCTCTTGGTTCATAGATTTCTATATTATCTATGATATTTCTTTTTAGTGAGGCAGACCCGCCTCCATCCGCCAACTCAAACAATTGTCCTCTCAAGTTTCCACCAAAGTCTGGACGAAATGGTTTCTCCAACAAATTTGTAAGGATTAAAGTCTTGACAGCCTGTTTAACCGCACCCCCATTTGACTTCTTGTAGACTTCACCACTAGTAGGTTTAATCGCAAGTGTCAAATCAATATCTTTGTACTGTCGTTCACGACTACTCGATATTGACGAGGTTTGGAGGTTGTTGTCTTCTTGTGCAAATGCTCTTCGTATCGCCATACTTCTATTTATAACCTTTTTTACTCGGTTTCTTTAATTTCTACTAATTCATCTTCACTCATTAACTCATTATTATAATAAGTTTCTACATCCCCAGCGAACTCAATATCAAATGATTCGGGGGTGTTCGGAAACTCTAATCCTATTGATGCACAAAGACTTTCGTCTGGATTATAGTTATCATAGTCAAGATACAACTTACCAAACTTGACATAATCCTTCCAATACTCTGCAACATCGAATGTTCTTTCTAGGTCAATATTACCTTCTTGATCTACTACTTGATAATACACCAATCTACCATCAGACTTCTTCTGCATAGTTTCATCATTCACGTCTGGTTCTCTCATCTGATAGATTCCTTCAGAGACAATCAAACGAACATCATTAAAGTTCTTGGTATTACCATTGATGATTCTCATCGCTTCAGCTTGTAGGTATAAGTGTCTTGCGATTTTCTGTCTCTCGGTATTGGTTACGACATGGTTGAACGGAGTTCGGTCACCATACGCACCAAGGAACTTTGCAATCGTGATGCCAGGCCCTAACTTGGTTGCAGATGTTATCGCACCCTGTTTCGCTGGATTGTATACTGGGTCAACTAATATAATCATGGCGTAAATCTCTTTCCTCTATTCTCAATTGCATTACCAATAGGTTCAAATCCAAATCTAGATGAAGCGGATTTCTTCGCAGTCCTACCAACTGATGGTGGAGTCTTTGTTTTATATTGTGGATTGAGTCTTTCTTCTGCAACAAGAGTCGAACCAATAGTATTACGAGATGCCGAGTTTCGAAACGCAGAACGAATCTCTTGGGTTGTCGGAATCTTATCGAATACGTTTTTATAGTCATCTGATAACAGGGTTTTGGTCAATAATACATCTCCACCATCAACCACAACTGTTCTGATTGCATAGTCACCATTGACCGCTTGACCTATTACCCACTCACCAGTAATTTGTGCTTGACCAAGACCCGAACTCGGATATTGAAATTCCTCTGCAAATATAGGAGTATGTGTACTTGCACTTAACAGGTCGGGTGGTGTGAATGTTGCCGAACCCACCGCAGCAGTACCAGCGGTTACTGCGGTCTTCGCAGCTTTTGCATTCTGTGCATAGTATGACCTAAGTGAAAGATCAGCGAAGTTTGCGTTATTCGCTTTCCATGCTTCAGACGCCTTACCAAAGAACGTACCATAGAAGTTCGCACCTGAGTTAAACTCAACAGGGCCTTCGCCACCTTGGAATACGTTACCTGTAAAGTCAACCATTCTACCACCGATTGCACCCTTTTGTCCCATAACAGAAACATACTTCGCACCAGTGATGTTTGCATTCTTACTCGTGATTGCAACTGCTTCCTTACCTGACACGAGGATATTGTCCTCCGCAGCAATCTCAATATTACCCTCAACAAAATTCTTTTGGTCTAACTTGACAAACTGATTGTGGTCTGCTAACATAACATCTGTAACGGTACTCAAGGTTCTGTTTGTCTTGGTCTTCTTAACAGTCTCTTCACGATTACCTGTTGTGATGGTTCGATGATTCTGTTGAATCTCTTCACGTAGACTACCACCAACATTGACATTGTAGTTACCACCCACGTCAACATTGTAGTCACCAGTCACCTTCATGTTCAAGTTACCTTGATACACGAGATTACCATTACCCTCAATGATGACAGTCTGGTCACCACCAGTCACTTCGACCTTGTTGTTTACTGCGGAAATGATAACAGAACCATCTGCCCTCATCTCCACACCCGCACCTGTACGATGTTTGATCAGTACTCGTTCACCGCCAGGCGTGTCATCCTGTTCGATTACATGACCCGACACAGTTTCCTGTACTTGGTTGAACGGATATTCGGAAGGACGTTGTGACTGTATCCCCAAAGATACACCAATGTCACCACCCCCAACATAGAGGTTATTCGTCTTGGAACCACGAGATGCCTTATTGATTGATGACCCATAGTTATACTCACGTTTGGGGTACTCACCAGTAGGGTCTTGCATTCCATCACTAGGAACACCCAGAGTATTCTCTGTACCTTCACCGATCTTATCGACTCTTAGGTCAAAATTGTCTTTCTTAGTTGTCACTTATTCATCTCCGATGGACTCAATGGCGCAGAATTTAATGGGTCACCTATTTTATTCTCTTTTCTGAATACCGACTCAATATAATCCTGTACATCAAAGTATGGGTCAAATTCACTTGCATCAATGTCGTTGTGTCCAAACACTTGTCCGCCTGGATATCTACGATAATAACTATTGACAAACTTTTCTAATGTGGTAAACTGTTCTCTAGTAAACGATTGTGCAGACCTATAGTCTGTAGGGTTGTTATCACCCGAAGAAACATTCAGTCCACCCACCATTGCAATACCTATAGAGTATGTATCATGGCCATTGACCACAGCGTGTTCACCGATACGGTTAACTGGTCTACCACGTTGCAGTCTACCATCTCTACGAATCACATAATGGTATCCAATACCCTCATGTCCCAACTCTACTTGTAGGTTATTTATCTCAACCGCACCTATATCTTTATTGGTGTATGTCTCGGTTGCATGGATAACCAACTCTGTGATTTGACGGAAGACATTACCAAATTCCGCATCAAGTTCCTCGACAGATGATACCATAGTGAACATATCATCTGGACTACTCTTGCCACTCCATTTCGCTGACTGATCAATTGGTTCTGCAACATCAAACAAGTTAGCACTAACAACAAAGGAACCACTAATGGTAGTATCCAAATCACTCATCTGTTGTTCAATAGATGATATTTCTTGTACCGCAATCGCAATCTCTGATTCTGGGATACCTCGTCTTCTCGCTTCCTCTTGCATCTTTATTTGCATATCTAAGGTAGTAGAAGTATTAGGGTCATCACCAAGAACTTCTTTCATGCGGTCTGATACATTAGGTGACTTGGACACAAGAGTCTTAACACCCTCCTTCTTATCCTTACTATTACCCGAATTAAACTGTTCCAGTATCGCAATTCGTTCTTGTTCTGATGATGATATCCCGCCAGGAACCAGATTCTCAATGAAAGATGATGCAGCACCAGTTAGTGATTCTGCAACATTTTGTAGAACACCAGACAAACCCCTATTACTTCTACCATCAAAACCAGTGTTGAAGTTATCCGCTCCTTCCTTAAATTTATCTAACGAACTAGAAACATTTTTCACATCAGTATCTACAATACCAGCGGCAGTACCCAACTCTGGTATTTCGGATTTAAGTCCCTGTTTTTTATCGGTCAGTCCATCTAGGTTAGTGGAATTTACAACAGAGTCTGTCGCTTTCTGAATCAACTTGCCAGGCAATGCTTGTGCTTCATCAATTGCATCAGTTACAGTTGAAACTGCATCATTTATAGCTGCAATGGGTGCAATCGAACTTAATGTGTTCGCCAGATTACCCGAAAACTTTAGATTACTCATGGAAGGTCTAGACAGGAAATTACCGCCAATAGAACTAGGAGGTCTCAGTGCTTCGGTAATATTCGTGAAGGTTTCTATTTCTGCGAAGTCTAACGATTTCTTATTCTCCGCAATACCTTGACATTTTGCAATACTCTCCGCAGTACCATCACACACAACCGCAAGTGCAGAAGTCGGGTTGGTCGCTTTAAGTGCTGGAAGTCCTGTTAATGATGTAACAGATGTTGTCTTAGAACCAAACGAACGAGCGGGGTCGGTTATATCACGACCAGCACTCTGGGTTATCGTAAGATTACCAGAACCATCAGAGTCTATTGTTTGAGTTTTCTCCACTAGACTACCATCCGAGTCAGTTGGCACTTTCAAACGAAGAAAATTACCATCTGAGTCGAGTACAGTATCACTTGTTGTTGATGTGTTATTCCCCTGTATACCAGTAATTCCATTAATGTTGTCGGTGAACTGTCCTACCGAACTGTTGATAACCTCTTCCGAAGAGTTTGTAGATTGACCTAGTGTCTTTATACCAGCGACTTCTAGACCATTTTCTTGACCAATGATAGTATTACGTTTCGCAAAACGTTCTTCGATTGCCCTTCTACTAGAACGAAGATGTGTCGCCTCTAGACTATGTTTCTTTCTGTTCTCGGAACCGAGATTAACATTCAAATTTGTTTTATCAAGTGACATTATGAAATCCTATCTACTAAGTTAAGTGCATTTCTTTCAATCTCTTTGATTGATACACTGTCTGGTTTGCCCAAGTAGTACTTACTGACTATGTAACATATACCTTTATTCTCAAGTTTATCTGAGTTGAGAAGTCTAATGTTTGTACTAGATTGTGTACCATTTAATTCAAATGCGACAAAGGATAACTGAATCAAAAATTCGTTATAATCGTTAGAGAATTTTTGTAACTCTGAGTATCGGAGTTTCGTGAATGCCCCTATCCCATTTGAATCTGAACTAACACCTGTCTTAAAACCAGAAACAAAACTGAGTGCAGCAGTTAAACCTATAGATTGTTTAACCGAATAACCTAGATTTAAGAAGAACGATACCGCAGTCTTTTCCCTATTTTGTTTTACAAGCAAAGAGATGTCACCAGTTGTTTCGTTTTGTATATCGATGTTTTTGGGTGAGGATTCTGTCGCAACATTATCCCAAACAACTTCTGGTTTGTTATCTGCATCCAAGGAGACTTCTGTTTGACCTATTTGTACTGTAGTAGGATATTCGATATGTGGAAGTGAACCAAGTATAATAGGTGTCTGTGAGTTTACTCCATCCATAAACATACCAAATACCAATGCACTTGGTTGTAGTTGTGGCATTCGTCCGATACCAGATGCACCGCCTTCGGTAGTAGGAACCATGCATTGTGCCCAAGGTAGATCGGACTGAGGAATTAGTCGGGTGGATTCTGTGTGTAATCCGTGAACACGAATCTTCACTCGTCCCTCATAACCATATGGGGGTGATGCATCAATCACAGTTGCAACGAACCATCGTGTGTTATCACCATAGAACTCAGATAGAATTGGATTCATTATGGAAGTTTCTCCAGTTTACAAACATTCATCGACACGGTGTGTTGTGTCCCTTGGAATGTGTGTCTTGTATCATAGATAATAAAATCACCTGACTTCGCCTTATCTACCAAATCGTCTGGTGATGCAATTTTAGATTGTTCAATATTATCATTCACGATTTTTAGATTAACTATATCACCAACACCAGCTTTTGAGATGATGAAACCAGCACCTTCGACAACCACATTTAACATATTTTTATACAAATGATTCAGTACTGACCTTCGTTCTAATTTCTTTTTAAGTTTTGTTCCATCGTATTCATCGTGGTACGACTTAAATCTACCGTAAGTACCCGAAGAAGTGACAGTATGGTAGACATGAGAACTGTGTTCATCTATAATCTTGTCACCTATCTTCATCTCTGCATCAAACACGTTCTGATTTGCACCAATAAAACTATGTTGTTCTAGATTATCTAGAACATTTTTTATTGAGTGTTTACTCTTGGATATCCTACCAGTATTAATATTGGTATTCTGCATAGTAGAAGCAATTGCGCCCTGTTGAATCAAGTTTAGAGTATTTGCTTGTTTTGATACCATGAGCGCCTTAATCGTGAAGGTCTTCTCAAACTCTGTCTGGTCTTCTGCGCCAGCAATGTTTGCTGGATTATACACATAAGGTAACTTTGAGTTGAACGCCTTTTGTGACAACATCGCATCTAGATTACCCAGTCTTAAATTTTTATCATGCATTGATGCATATGTAAAGAATGGCGAACCTGTGACTGTGGTCGCACGTTTGGTCAACCAATCTACTGCATCAATTGGTGTCAGATTAGGAATGATACCTTTCATATTTGATTGTAACGGAAGGTTTCGTTTTCCATTAGGTAAGAATAGATACGATAAGTCAATGTCAAGACCCATCTCTGTTGCAAGCATCTTAATTAAGATTTCATCAATACGACCATTGAATGATTTGCTGATTTTCTTGAGAGACGATAGAAATGCGTGTTCATCTAATAATGTAAACAAGAGTACACTAGACTTTCCATTATCGTTAGACTTAATAGAACGTTCGATACCTGTCATAATGAATGTACGTTCCATGACCACATCAAGATTGTTATCAACCGAGGACATCTTAATCGACAATCTCTCGGTTCCTTGAAAGGATATTGTGTCGAATAACGCTTTATCATCAAGAAGGACAACCTGACCTGATAGATAAGGTTTATCTAAACTTTCGAATAAACTAAGTTCCACAACAGAAGTCTTTACGTCAAAGGATGAAACATCTCCGCCCCCAAAACGATCAGCGGTGATTAGTGCTTCAATAATTTTATACTGTTGAGACTTCGAGGTCTTCATTAGACACCTTTATGGAAATTATTAAACTCTGACACAACTTTTTCGATTACACTTGGTTTCAATATAATAATTTGTTTCAAGTCATCCTGTTTTCGTTCTACACGTTCACGATATGTCACTGCTGTTAGGTTTCCAATATTACCGAAGTCGTATAACGGAACATCCTGATAAAGACCCTTAGCGTCTTCGTAGTGATGAACAGCATCATATTGTTTTGACTCTTTAATCAGTGTAGCAGTAAAAACCTCACCCTCTGCGGATGTGTAAATTAAGGTTTCGTTCTGACCGAAGTTTTCTAGATTTGGTAACTTACCAAAGAGAGCGCCAGGGGTCAAGGAAGTGTCAATCACTAGTTGACCAAGGTCTGGGATACGTCTAACCACACGTCCTACTGTACCACTCTGTGTACCAGTAACAACCTGTCCTACAGGAAAGGAGTTTGATATGTCAGTGTTGGTAGTCACGATGCGGTACGGATACTTTGCCTTTATAGCATCCAACACTTGATGTTGTACTACGGGCCAACCAGACGAACGTATTGAGTCATTCATCAAAAAGAATGTCCAGTAGTAATCGGTTGTTCCATAGAGTCTGTAAGATAGTGTGTCGGGTCTATCACCAGAAATAATGGTGTGTTTCTGATAAAAAGAAATATCGTCTTTCAACCCATCGATCAAATCTACATACTGACTGATATTATCAAACAGTACTGGTCTTTCATTGTCACCAAATCTATAATCAGTGAGAGCGAAGTTTCTGAAATACTTAGTTGTCATTAGAACCCATCCTCTTCAACATCTTTTCTGTTGAGTGTTCTTGTTTCTTGGAATGATAGTGACATTTCAATTTCCTGAAAGTTACCATCAGAATGCATTGCCATAGCAGTATTATTATAAGTAACACTCACATCTCTTAGGTAACATGGTTTGATTCGAGTTGCAATCTCTTCACCCTTATATTCCAGACTGAGTTGAAATTTGTTCGGAAACTTATAACCAACAGAAACCTGACTACCCGCAACGTCTATATTGATATTTTCGGGATATAGTTCTGTTCGGAACAATTTTATAATTTCTTTAATTTCTTCTGATTCTTTCTGTGATGTCGCAATGAACTTAAACGCAAATGCAAACTCACGAAGTGCAACAGACTTAAATAATACACGAGTGTTTGGATTGGTAGTTACTTGACCCGCACTTCTGAACGCACCAGCGATTTCGTCTGGGAACTTACCCATCAGTTTTACGGTGGCAAGTTTAGCAACATCTTTGTTTGCAGCACCACTGAATGCTGAACCTATAGTCTTACCTGTTTGTTCCAACAATGCATTGACAGCACCACTACCAGATTTAAGACCCGATTCTGCGGCCGCACCCATACCTCCCAAGTCCATATTATCATAAGCAACATTATCACGAAACTGCAAACCAGCAGGAAGGTACAAGGATACTTGTCTTCCTAATGAAGTGAGAGGTTTCCTCTTAGTTACAGGCATTTTGTCGGGGACTAAACCCTTTACCTCATTGACCGCTTTTTGTTGGTCTTCAGGATTATCCCCAACGACCTTTGCTACCGCAACTTTTGCGAGTGCCTTGGTCATTTCTCCGGCTGCACCCAGAACATTACCGAGATCGGTCTCGTCTTCTTTCATTACATTGAAAACGATTCTGCCCCCATAGTCATCTGGGTTATTCAGTGGATACTCAAGGTTTTTTCGGTTTAGTCCTGATAATATACCTTGAAGTTCGGTCGGTTCTGCCATTTTAGTTTCTCTATAAATAGGTTAGAAATCATTTATCTTTATTTATAAGGTTTTTATGGCATATTCGGGTAGATACAGAGTAAAAAATCCAAAGAAGTATGAAGGAGACCACACAAAGGTCACCTATCGTTCTTTGTGGGAGAAACACGCCTTCAAATGGTGTGACGATAACTCCAAAGTGATAAAGTGGTCTTCCGAAGAAGTCATTATACCATATCTATATGAGGTTGACAAGCGTTATCACAGATATTTTATGGACTTAAAGATGGTTATGGAAGATGGTAAGACTTGGTTGGTCGAGATAAAACCAGATAAAGAAACCAAAATACCGACTGGTAATAAGAATACCAAGAGATACCTCAACGAGAGTTTCACCTATGTCAAGAATATTAACAAGTGGGAAGCTGCGAACGAGTATGCAAAAGATCGTGGATGGAAGTTTGTCATCTGGACTGAGAAGAACGAACCATTGAAGACTCTTATTCCTAAATCAACAAAACCTCTGAAACCTTTGAAGAAAACTTTGAAACCTTTTCGTAAGAAACGTAAAAAATAGGTATAAATAAACGTATGAGTAATATTTTCAACAGACTAGAATTGCAGGCATTCCGTGCGGGGATAACTCCACGAACAGATGAGTCTCGTGCATGGTTTATGAACAAAGCAAAGAATATGCGTAACATAAACCGCACCAAACTGATAAAGGAAGACCCTCTCGTCCAGAGAACTGCATTGAAGAATCTGTCGAGAACTGGATTAGTCGGAACAATGCAGATGTTCTTCTATGACCCTAAACACAAAGATAAACTTCCATACTATGATTTGTTTCCTTTGATTATTGTGGTTGGGCCTGCGGAAGGTGGATTCTATGGATTGAACCTACATTATCTTCCACCAATTTTACGTGCGAAGATGTTGGATGCATTGATGGAAACCGCAAACATGAAGGCGACTGACGATGCAAAGTTTCAGATAACATATAAGAAGTTACAGGCAGTTTCCAAGTTGAAATACTACGAACCCTGTTTCAAACATTATCTGACTAAACACGTCAAGAGTAAGTTCGCAGAAGTACCCATGCCTGAATGGGAGATCGCAACCTTCTTACCAACCGCACAGTTCCGTAAGGCGAACTCTAAGAAAGTTTATGCAGATTCACGAAAGAAAATAGGTAAAAACGCATGACGTTAAACATTGATGAATTCAAATCACAGGTTGGTAAAGGTGGCGGTGTCGCCATGGGAAATCTGTATAAGATTTTCCTCCCACCCATCAATGGTGATGCACGAGAGATGAATCTACTCTGTAAGGCAACATCTTTGCCAGGCAGACAAATTCTATCAACCGAAAAACAAATGGGTCTTACAGTATCTAAGATTGCATATGGTTATGCAAACGAAGATGTAACTTTGACCTTCCATTGTCTTAATGACATGAAAGTAAAGGAATACTTCGAGACATGGCAGAGTCTTGCGGTCAATCAAGAGACCCAAGAGGTTGGATACTTTAACGAGTATACACATCCGATCATTATACAACACATTAAGAAGGGAGTTGCATTCCCTATTAAAAAGAAAAAATTATTTGATACTGGTAAGATACCTTCTTCGATTAGAAGTAGATTACCACGACTAGGGCCAATAGACCTCGCACAAGGTGAACTAGATTTTAACGGAGTATTTGGTGATGATATCACTTATACGTGTGTCCTAGATAAAGCATACCCAACAACATTGAACGCAATTGAGTTGAGTGATGATGGACAGTTACTTGAAGTGACAGTACAAATGTCATACAAGAACTGGAAGTCCAAAAAAGGTGACTCTGTACCGACCGATTTTGTTAAAGGTCTGGCGGGTGAACTAATTCGTAAATTTTTATAACATTATTTGGAGAATATAATGGCATTACCTAAGTTAAATGGGAATCCGAAGTATGAAATGACGATTCCATCCATGCAGAAGACAGTGAGGTTTAGACCGTATCTGGTAAAAGAAGAGAAGGTTCTTCTCATGGCATTTGAGAGTCAAGATACGACTCAAGCAATGAAAGCGATAATTGACACCATTGAAGTTTGTGTTGATGACAAGATTAACACCAAGGAATTAACCACATTCGATGTGGAATATATGTTTACCAAACTCCGTAGTAAGTCAGTAGGTGAACGTAGTAGATTGAACATGAAGTGTACCAATTGTGATACACCTAATGAGTTTGAAGTCAATCTAGAAGAACTAGAAGTAACAATGGATAAACCTTCCGAAAAGATTGAGTTACAGGAAGATGTCCATGTGGAGATGGGTTATCCATCCGCAGACGTTTTGATGAACATGAAAGAAGGTTTATCACAAACAGAACAAATAATCGAACTGATTGTCTATAGTGTCAAGAACATTATGACCGAAGATGAAAACATCAACGCAAACGATGTACCTAAAAAGGAATTGCGTGATTTTATAGATTCTATGACAGGCGACCAGTTTAAGAAAGTTAGTGAGTTTGTTGCAACGATTCCAACTCTGACAAAAGAGATTGAGTTTGATTGTAAAGAGTGTGGAACGCACAACGAACATACACTATCGGGTTTTACTGATTTTTTTTAGTAAACCTTTCCCATGATAGTCTGATAAATTTTTATCAGACTAACTTTTCGTTAATGCAACATCATCATTATAGTTTAACAGAACTTGAAATGATGATGCCGTGGGAAAGGGAGGTATACGTTACTCTTCTCACCGAATATATTAAAGAAGAGAACGATAGGATAAAACAACAACAGGGTAGATAGATGTCCGAAGAAATGCACCCCTCTGCTGGTAGTGGTAGAGACCAAGAATCTCAGAAGAATCTTCTGAGAAAGTTGATCAACACCATGAAAGAAGACAA